ATGAAAAAGAAACAGTTCATTTCAAAAGATTCTGAATCAGGGGTGTTTTATCTTTATTATTTAGGTGCTGATGGAAAGAGAAAACGCCGCAGCCTTAAAACAATGGATTATGATGAAGCTGTTAAGAGAGTTGAAAACCCTACCGAAACAAATTTAATGAAGTTTAAGAATGTGGTTTTGAACTACGCCAGTAGTAATTTTGCTGTGGGAACTTGTGAATTGTATAAAACGGCGTTGGATTACTTAATAACCTTTTTAGGGAACAAAGATATAGCCGAGGTTACCCTGACTGATCTTGAAAGCTTTAAAAGTAATAGGATGCAGTTTGTTAAAGTGCCTACGGTTAATACATACATTAGGATAATAAAGGCAAGTTGGAACATAGCGATTAAATTTGGTTTAACTGAAAAGAACACCGCTAGAGATTTTAAGAAGATAAAAGAAGACCAAACAGAAAAAAGAACTTTTAGCGAAGAAGAGTTTTTTAAACTGTTGGCGGTAGTTGATAACCCTGTTATGACAAAGATTTCTCTTTTTGGTTATTATACAGGTGCAAGGCTTGGGGAAATAATAAATTTACAATGGAATGATATTGATTTAACGAATAGAGTTATAACAATTAGGAATAAAACAGGGTTTAGAACTAAAACAGGAAAGATAAGAAGAATACCCATTGCAGATAAGCTGTATGATGTTATTAAAGATATGAAGATTGAAGAAAATGCTGAATACCTGTTTAAAAGAGTGAGCGGTGAGAAGTTTAGCAAAGAATATGCAACAAACGCTTTTAGAAGATATGTGAAGAAAGCAAAACTACCAACTTACCTTCATTTCCATAGTTTAAGACATACTGCAATAACTAGGATGATAACGAAAGGTGTGCCAGTTGCCGTAGTGCAAAGAGTGGCGGGACATGCTAATATAGCTACAACACTTGGCTATACGCATTTAATGGTTGATGATTTACGAAACGCAATGAATAGTTTATGATGAAAAAGGCAGGGTGATCAATCCTGCCTTTGTGTTTTATTCATTTTTTATTTCTCGAAGAATACCCTACCAGAGTTTTGATATAATACAGGTTTTCCTCTTTCTGCGGTTGCAATATAATCCGGTGCCTTCTTTGTTCTGGCTTTCTCGTTTTTTATGTATTCAACTGAAACGATTTTACCGGCTGTGTTTTTAAAGGTTATCCTGTTCGGGTTCTTCTTGCTGAACTGAATATCAGTGCCTTTAAGTGTGTTTGATATACCTGCTGCAATCAAGAATCTGAAAGCATCGTCTTGGGTTGTTGGTTTTGTTGCGTTTCGTCTGTTTCGCATTTTTTGTTGTTGTATTTTAAGTTATTGAAATACTGTTTTTTTGAAGTTCACAGCTTAATATCTCTTTGTTCTCATCATCAAGATTACCAAAAAGATATACAAGATTTTCCTGGTATTCGGTTTTGTATTTGTGAAAAAGATGTTGACCGTTCGCACCAAAGATTTCTACAAATCTTGGTTCTGTTAGACTGCATTGGAAGTTATGAAGCTTCTGCATGCCTACTGTATTTGGGTGTTTCGGGTTTGGTGTTGCTGGTTGCATGAATCTCTCCTTATGTTTAAGTTTATGAAATAAAAAAACCGCTCAACTATCTGGTTAGACGCAGTTATCCCTTGGTTTTATAGGAATCAACCACATTTAAGCAAATAATTGAGCGGTTCTTCAATGATCCGCATCACGGCTTAAAAAATGTTTTGTATGTATCTAAAAGATCGTTGAAACTGTTACAAAATTAATCAGTAAAGAAGATTGAGTCAAGTCCCCTTTCGATACCCGCTTTTGGATAGCGAAGCAAGGAGATTTTGAAACGCGGTGTCGTGCAAATGGGAGTGGGTTACTCAACAGCGCAGCAATGAAATATCTAACCCACACGAGGTTTCCATCAAAATCGCCTTTGGCTTTTAATGTTTATGCTTTTGAATTTGTGAGCAATTTAGACTGTTTGAGTAGCGTCAGCGTGGTGAGCGTAGCGCAGCGAGTGAATCCTACGAGTTTCTAAATTGCGAATAAAGAAAAAGCAGAGATATATATACTCCACACGCTTTTTGCTTTTGGGACAAATGGTGTTTTCGTTTGTTTGAGAATGAAAGTTGGCTGGGTTCGCAAGGGCGGGAAAAGATAAAGAAGCGAGCGCAAGCGAGTGAGGGCGTATGATTTTTTTGTTAAGATGATGATGTTAGGTAGGTTCAAAGCCCACTATTGCGTGTAATTTTTTGCTACTAAAGCGTGCTGGGTTAGAAGCGATGCAGGGTCAGTGAAGTAAGAGAAAAGAAAGGCTACATCGTAAAGGAGAGAAACGACATAGCCTGGATTTTATGCGTAACGCCAAATAAAACCACCTGCGGTTTTTGCTTGACCTTTACATGCACGGACAATACTCGATTGATCAATGCGGAGGTGTCTTGCTGCTTCGATAACACTTCCATATGAGGAGATGAAAACACCAGTTGATGAAAATTGTGAAACGGCTTTAGCGTTGTTGTTAAGACTGCCGAATTTACCGGATTGAGCAATAGAGATTTTTTGCTTTGTTTCGTTTGAAAGAGTTTTGCCTGTGTTTATAAGACGAAGCTTTTCACGAGTTTCAATTGAGCGGGATTTGTATTTATTACCGCCTGAATCGAGATTGTAAATGTTGAAGAAAAGAGTAGCGAAACCAATCATCTTCTTTTCTTCCCAATCGATTTGATCTTCAGGGATTTCAGCGAGGATGATTTTGTCGAAGTTTTCCCAACCGTGTTTCCTGATGCTACGGTAGAGAGGTGTATCTAGGTGGCTTGAATCACATTTATGGTCAATCATTCGTCTTTTAAAGTTGTTTGTTTGACCGATGTAAACACCGCCTGATGGAGATTTAAGTTTGTAAAGATACATAAGAGTTTGGCTTTGATTGAATAATTAGTTTTTGAGAAACTTTTTAGTGCAACCCCATAGATCTTTACGATTATTAGTGTCATGTATTATATGAACATTCTTATGACAGATAGAACATAAAAGTATTAAATCTTTAAGATGTTCATTACCTAAATGTTTATATGTTTTGTGATGTAGATTTAAATTCTTATCCGATTTACAGGCTGCACATTTATATCCTATTCTTTGAAACCTTTTTGATTTATAAAACTTTGAACGGATACTTTTCCAGTGTTCAGAATTTAAGTATTCTTTATAAGATGAATAACCAAGTTCGTTAAGACGAGCGTTGATGGAATTTACACCAGTATTTAGCTTTTTATTTTTATAGTTGACAATCATACTTATATAATCAGATTTTAAATTGAAAAAAGCAAATTGCCGGGGCTGAATTTTTGCAGGTGAGTTTAAGGAAAATTGGGTAAATGAATGATTGACGCGGGGCAGGAAAGTTTAAAAGATTAGTAAGAAGAACAGTTACAAGAAATGATGAGATGTTTTTTCTTAACTGGTAGCGAACGAAGGTGAGCGTGCTTTTGCCTTTGCTTCTGAAAAAATATTGTAGATGTTTTTGATTTTGCTTTTTGGATGTAAGATGGGGAATAAAATAGATTGTTTACTCTGTTCTGGTTATAGAAGCAAAAGCAAATCTATTTTTTTATTTATGTTAGAATCAAAAACACTACGGCCAAGGAAGTTACGAAAAGTAACAACTTAGGTCTGCTTTTAATTCTAAACTTTGATGCTACTGGAACAAGGCAGTATGCTATGTATTAAAGTTTAAACTCAATCTTAGTTCTAATTTCCCGCCCAGGTGTTTAGTTAATTTACCGGGATTAGCTTCTTATCTGCCCGCATCACATTCAAGGACCTTACAGGCGACCACAAGACTTGATTTATTAAATCAGCTGTTTAGGCATCTTATGATCTTTCAACAGGGTTAAGAAGTTTGAACTGCTACGCACTAAAACGACGGCTACCTTGATCCACCCAAGATTGCGAGTTGGAGGTAGGATTCTCATTAGTAGTATCAAGAATCTCTGGAGGACAGTTGTCTGCCCGACTGTTGCTTGTTCTACTGTAATTATAATACTTGAAAATGAAAAATGCAAATAGTAAACACAAGTTTTTTCACGAGTTACAGGGAAAACAGCAATTTTAGCTTGTTTTAAGGGTTTTTTTATGAAAAAAAAATATTATATAACCAACTAAGAAAACAATACTTAAACCTTCAAAGCCTCATTTTCTTCAATTCTAGGGTGTTTTAGCTGTTTTTAGGAGTGTCAAATAGAGAAATTGAGCAATCTATCATAACAACTGACTATCCCTACACATTTCAACCCTCTAATGCTCATATTTTTAAGGCAGTTAGCATTTTAGGGCAGGGTTAAACAACTTGCATTTTTTCGTTTATTAATTGATATTTGGAGACTTAATCCAAAAAATAACCTGAAGTTCACCAACTACAATGGATTTTAATACCACTCAAATCATTATCGGAATAATTCAAATCATCATTGGAATTCCATCGTGTATTATTGCATTCAAAGTCCTGAAAAAAAGTTTGATAAAGAGACAAGAGAAAGTAATTAAAACGATAATCTACCTACACAAAAAATGGATTCTTGGGATGATGGTGATACTGATTATTTGTTTAGGGTTGGTTGGGATGATAACGAGCAATAATGAAATAATGTTTATATACAGTCTGCTTGCAAGTGCATTTAACATCTATAATGTATTTACAATATATAATTACGGTGGAAAATTTAAGAAACTAAGAGAAATAAAAAAAGATATGAATGATGTAAATAAAGCTTTAGAGGAAGTGGAAGAAGAATACAAAAATATAAAAACAACCAGTTACATTAAATGAACGATAAAAAGACAATAACACCTGAAGAACTAACCATCAGCAATATGTGGCAGCTAGAAGCTCTCTACCGGCTTATGATCAAAAAAGGGTTAATCACCGAAGAAGAATTCATCAACGAATTCAAATTGATTAAAGCTGAGTATGATAAAGAAAATAAGTAATGAATGTGAGTTTATTTCCGTAACTGTTTATTTTTCTCTATCTCTATATTCCTTTTATATTGTTCATCATAACTGTTTAAGTTATCTGGATCATACCGGTTTCTGTTGTTTTCGAAGTTATCTATAATCTTATCTACTTTCTTCTGGGCCTCTTTGTCCTTTTTCGCTTTTTCTTCGCGTTGTAATTCGTCATTCGTTTTATTCCTTTTTTCATAACTCTGCCTCTCTTCTTCCATCAACCTCTCCTGGCGGAGCTGTTGTTCAAACTTATCCGTCTTTTCATCGTCGTTCATTTTTACAACCAACATAACAACGACAACGATACAAGCAACAACACCAATGAGCATCAAGCTTTCTTTGCTTGTATAACTGGGTTTAGCACCCTTCTTTTGATTCTTGTTTTCCATCCTTGTGACCCTCTTTCTAAACGCCATAAAAAAGGCGTGATAGCGAACAACCCATCAGCTACCACCTCAACCACGAGGTATACACAAACAGGAAGTCGCACCACGCCAGTGGCACGCTCCTAATCTTGTGTATTTATGAAACTGTGGTTGTTTGGTAACTAGATTAGGTCGTTAAAAAAATGATTAATTATATTTCTATGATATTAATTTATTTCAAGTAATTTTCGTATGTTTTAAAGATTTATTTACAATATATCTAAATTAATTCTTTTTTACAGTAAAGTTTTCATTGCATAAGTCATTAAAAATAACAATTTTGCATAAAAGGGGAAAATAAAAATGTCTATAAGATTAGCTGATATTTTAACTCTGCCAATCACAACAACGATAAGGAGAGAAGCGGAAAGAGTTACGCGGTTAAAAGGGAATTATATACATGACACATTCGAAATAAGAACATTACCTGAAAGAATACGAAGAAGTTATGAAGGTGATATGGCAAAATTAGCGATTATAGGTTGGTTAGAAGATAATGGTAAAGAAGTTTTAGATTGGGACACGGCAAGAAATGGTGATTGGACTACAAGTAATAAGCCTTATGATATTTTGGTGAGTGACAAGAACATAGAGATTCGTTCATCAAAAGAAATAGGAAAAAGCCTAGGTTTTATTTTGAGAAATAGAAATATTATACAACCGACTTATGCGAATATATTAGATGTGACAATTCAAGCATATTGGAATGATGAAGAATATGAAAATGTCCATGTATTTGCGTGGAACAATAGGGATGATTTTTTAAACGCACCAGTGAGGAATATAAGAGGACAAACTTTTCATATGATGCCGTTTACAGCTAATGAAGCACAACCAATGAATGATTTACTAAATTACTTATGAGTAAATTTCAGTTAAAACCGCAATCGATTTATTGTGGTGACAATCTAAAGATGTTAAAGGATATACCTGATAAATCAATTGATATGATTTATATTGATCCACCATTTAATAGCAATAGAAATTATGAAACTTTTTGGGGTGATGTGCAAGAGAAAAGAGCATTTAATGATAGATTTGGTGATGCCGATGCATATATTCATTATATGCGACCGCGAGTTGTTGAATTATACAGAGTATTAAAAGATACGGGGACTTTTTTCTATCATTGTGATTGGCATGCAAGTCATTATGTGAAAATTATGTTGGACCAAATATTTAGTTTTAATAACTTCCAAACAGAGATTATTTGGCAACGAAAATCAAGTTCCGCGGGAAACAAAAGTTTGTCTAATTCACACGACACGATATTTTATTACAACAAGTCGAAGAATTTTACATTTAATATGTTATATGTAGAGTATGATCAAGATTATGTGAAAACGCAATATAAACATCAAGATGAAAAAGGATATTATAGACATCATGATGTCGTGGCTAACCCAGCCCTAGGCGGAACAACACCTAGATATGAATATAAAGGATATATCCCGAAAACAAGATGGTTATTGTCAAAGGAAAAACTGGAAGAGTTAGACAAGGAAAATAAATTAATATGGTCAAAAACGGGTAGACCATATAGGAAAATGTATTTGAATGAAATGAAAGGTGAACAACTATCAGATGTGTGGACAGATATACCTATATCCTTGGGTAAGGAACGAATGGGATACCCAACACAAAAACCTATCGCATTAATGGACAGGGTAATCAATATGAGCACCAATAAAGGAGATATTATATTAGATGCATTTTGTGGTTGTGGAACAACTTTGGTATCTGCTGAAAAATTAAAAAGAAAATGGATAGGAATAGATATTTCACCGACTGCTTGTAGAGTAATGGCGCAAAGATTGTATGATTTATTTAAACTTGATGAAGGTAAAGATTTTGAAGTAAGAGATTTACCAAGAACAGAAAGTGAGTTAATGGAATTACCACCATTTGAATTTCAGAATTGGGCAGTCATTGCATTGGGAGGGATACCGAATCAAATAAAAGTTGGTGATTATGGAATTGATGGAAAATTGTATCCTGTTGAAATTGAAAAGGGAAAGCAAGAGGGATTGGGTTTATTTGGAGACATCGACATTTACTATCCAATACAAGTAAAGCAAAAGGATAAAGCTGGAAGGCCGGATATTGATAATTTCGAAACAGCAATAAGGAGAGATGGAAGAAAGAAAGGATATTTTTTGGCATTTAGTTTTAGTAAAGATGCAATACAAGAAATTAAGAGATTAGATAAAGAGGGAGAAATAGAAATAATTCCAATAACAGTAAAAGACTTATTAAAGATGGAACAATACAGAAAGAATTGAAGATTGACTAAAGAGTAACACAGAAGATTTGCAAAATTCCCTTTAAAACGATACAATAACTGTATCATGACAACAAACACAAGTTACACCTGTTCCGTTTGCGGAAAACCAGGCAGAGGCGAAAAACACGACTGCTACCTGAGAAACAAGATCATTTATCAAACTCTTTTCATACTTTCAATAATCCTGCTGTGCCTTTAAAAAATGACGACAACGATTAAAACACCCTGTCATTCAGACCTATGCAAAGCCGTTTTAACACCAGGCATGATAAACGCCGCATATGATACAGAACAAAAGACGATGTTCTCGGTAATGGAACACGAAGACCTTGCCTGCTGTGTTGAGTGCAATAGAGAAGAACAAGGAACAACTAGTTTTACTTACATTGTCGGCTTTCCTAGAGCAAATGAAACAGATGAAAAAGAACATGAAGTCTTAGACAAAATGAATAAAACGATTACAGATAACAGCGATATTTGCAGTCATTGTCTTCATCGTTTCAACTTCTTGATAACCGGTGAATGCAACAACCTATACGAAGATGAAAGAACATACCCTTTCTATGAAGTGAACATTGTTTAAAAAGGTAAATCTTCATCTTTGGTGGATTCTTTTACAATTGTCTCGATAGTAACTTCATCATCAGAAACGACAGTGACCTCACCCAATATACCATTAAGTTCGGATTCAGCAGCCTTTAATTTCTGCTTGCAATGGTTGATCAATTTGGACGCTGTTCGAACTTGCTCAAGTAAACCGTCTAAATCATCTGTATCATCTTGCAATTTAGTGCTGATGGACTGAAGTTCGTTATATGCTTCTGAAAAGGTTAAATCATTTATATCTTTGTTCATACTTGCTCCTTGTCTATAATTGATATTTTACTTAGGACTTTACCATTTAATAATCTGGTAGTGATTTCATTACCTACTTGAATATTATTTATATCTTTCACAGGTTTACCATTGAATAAAGTAAGACTATAGCCCATCTTCAACAAGTTTTCAGGATTCTTGAAATTGATTTCGTTTTCAATTGAATTAATATTCATACATAATTGTTGATGCTTAGTTTTGCCTCGTTCTATTATTTTTTCATTAAATAAATCAATATTTTTAGATTTATATTTTAGTTGTGACTGTGTATTAATGAGGGAAGCTGTTTCAAATTGTTTTATATTTAAATGTTTTAATTTAAAGACATAATTAACTTTGGCATAAATTTTGCTTTTAAAAATATTAATTTGGTTCAGAATTTCAAGAAGTTTATTACGAGAATTTAGGACAAAATTTTTGTATTTGTTAAGATTGTCGTTTATGTAACTTAATTTATATTGAGTAAGAAAAAGTTGTTTTGTATATTCTTGAATATTAAAATTTATGTTTGAAATAATTGAATATGGTCTATCAAGAATGATTGTTTCTAGTGATAACAAATTATCATATAATGCAGTTGTATGGTCATTAATATAATTAATCACACCCGTAGGAGTATTCGAGCAATAAAATGCAACTTCATCCGCTATAAATTTGTCACCTTCATGAGCAATACCTGTTAGAACAGGTTTTGGAAAATTACAAATAGTTTCGGCAATACTATAATCATTAAAAGTTTCTAATTCAACTTGAGAACCCCCACCACGAGCAATAACAACAACATCGATATGATTAAGTTCATTACGAAAACCATTTAAGGCATCTAAAATTTCTTTAACGGCATTTTGACCTTGGACTGATGAATGTTTTGTTAAGAAATTATAATTAAACTTGGAATTGTGAATCTGAGATGTAATCATAATATCATTATAAGCCCTTGAACCTACTGATGTAATTAAGGCAATGTTTTTAATTAATAAAGGTAGAGATTGTTTTTTGTTCTTATCAAATAGATTTTTTGATTTAAGCTGCTTTCGAATTGCTTCTTTTTGATCTTCTAGGGAACCTCTTAAATATTTTACACTTACATCATTAATTATTAACTTTAAACCGAATTCGATATGATATTCAATAAACAATTTAAAAACTGTTTTTGCACCATTTTTCAGACTTAAACCAGCATCTTCTATTTTTTTCTTAACAAGATTAGCAGTGGATTTCCAAATAACTGCACTTGCTTTGCTAGAGATTTTACCATCAGGTTTCCTATCAACTAATTCAAAATAACAATGTGTGTTATAATATATACCTTTGAAATTATTGACTTCAGCCTCAACCCAAAATTCTTGTTTGTAGTGTTTTGCATTGATTGTAGTCTGTAATGTAATTGTTAATTGAGTTAGTGTAATTATATCCATATTCAAAATTTGTTTAGATGCTAATAAACATTAAAGTTTTCATTTCATCTCCTCAAAAACTTTATCACTCCACAAGCCTCTAGCGTTTTCCCTCGCTTCGTGTTGAGCTTTAACGAATTCTTCCATGTAAATAACAGGGTATTTAGTGTAAGCGTAAGCATAACCATCTTGTATGATTTTAAGATTGAAGAGTGTTCCATCGGATAAGTAAGCATACCTTAACAACCTGCCATAACGATCGGTATCACTGTTAGTTGAATCAGAGAGTAATACGACTGTTTGGTTTAACAACATCTTTTCTGCGTAATCACTTGCAAGCTGACCGAGGAGTTTTATTACCTCTTTATCTTTACCCGTTCTTTCAGAATCCCGGTCAAGCTTTCCGCTTTCCCATTTTTCCGGCGTATCAATCCCCAATAACCTGACTTTTTCGCCTGTATCAATCACGAAAGTATCACCATCGATGACTTTCGTGACAGTGTTTTGACTGAAAACAGTTAGATTAAAAGCAAGAAATAGGAATATGAATAAGATCTTTTTCATTCTATAATCAATAATGAATTTTTCAATTCTCTACCATCTTCATGATAAACAATGAACTTATAAAAGCCTTTATCCTGTATTGTTAAATCAGCATACATTAAATACCAACTTGGTTCGACTTCATATTTTATCGTATCATAAAATTGATATTCGCCAGTTTGAGTATTTACCATTTTATATAACTTAACGGTTAAATAATAACAATGAAAAGAGTTTGAAGATAGGCGTTCTTCGATTGAACCTGGATTTAACATATAAGTTTTGAATTCGAAAGTAAACGACTTCTGACATTTAACACAAAGTTCGTTTAAATTATCTTGATCCGGGTTATACTTGTTATAAAATGATAATGAAAAATATTCTTCTTGACTAAAAGATTGAATTGAACAGAGAGTGAGTAAAAGAAACATTAATTTAAGATTGATAAATAACTGTGTTTTCATTGTTCAGAAAGTTGAATTTCTTTTATTTTAAACAAAAAAAGGCGGAAGCCATATACCGTTATATGACCACCACCCTATCTAACACACAAAGTTAGAAGTTTTTTATTTATAAATCAAGAGATGGGGATTGCTTTGTTTGGAATGTAATCATCATCAAAATCTTCACCATTGACAGCTTCTGCAAGTTCTGGCGGGTTTTGTGAAGATTTCTGAAGGGTATCGAGAAGACTTTGAATAGTCTTTTTCAATTCAGTGTCTACTTGGAAACAAGGACAAGCTTTCCCCTTATTGAAAAAATTATGCCCGTATACATCGGTAACAGTAAGATGATACTTGTTGATTAGTTCGGCTATCAAGATGAGATAACTCGTCTTTTGAGGTTCGGTCATGTATTTACCAAACGGGCTTTTTGAATCAGTATCAGAACCACGAGAAATATAAGAGATACCAATGCTATCCGAGTTATGACCAAAACAATGTGCACCGGGTATAGTTTCATCTCTGCCTTTAATGATGTTGCCTGATTGATCAACCAAGAAGTGATAACCGATGGTTGAGAAACCACGAGCGATGTGCATCTTTGTTATTTCTTCAACAGTCGCATCAGGTTTTGTTGCTGTTATATGTAGAATAATCTTTTTGACTTTCATAAGAGTTTATAAGGTATTTATTTGCTTTCATAAGTAGTTCAGGAGAATCATTGAACCAGGGTAAACCGTAGTTGCATTTATAACACAGTAAGCCGCGAACAACACCTGTGTTATGGCAGTGGTCTACACACAGCCTTCTTTTCTTCGGTTTTCGACCGCATATCCAACAACCCCCATCATTCTTTTTTAAAAGAGTTTCGTATTCATCTTCTGTGATACCGTATGTTTGTTTTAAGTATTTATCTCTGTTCATTTTTACTTATAAGGGATTTAAATAGAGTGTTAAAAACGATTACTTTCTCGTTTGGTGCTAGTTCACGAAATGCTTTCTTCTTTTGATTTGCTATGATTGTGTTTTCTTGTTTCTTAATCTCTAAAGATTTGATATGATTTTCTAAGCTATCAACTTTAAGCATGTATTGATTAACCTGAAATTCATATCGTAACTTTTCTCTTTCAAGTTTTATTATTTCATAATCAAGCTGATCGATTTTAGGTGATTGGAACTTTAGAAAGAGGAAGATAACAGTTCCGCAAATAATAATGATTTGTAAGAGCTTTATGATGTTTTCGTTCATTCTTTTGTGATTTCAGTATTTCGTTCTGCAAACTTTTGACTGACTTTGCTGCCCAGACCGAAACCAAGGAGCACACCGATAAGGTAAGTTAACTCAGTAATCAACTTACCAGAGATGACTAACCAACCGCAAACACCCGCTAATAAAACAGATGTGATGACTAAGATAAAAGTTGTTAATCTTGTCATGCTATAGTTGCCGTTAACTTCTCGAAAAAATTCTTTGAACATCTTTCTTTTTATTTACTGTTAAATGTTTTCTGTTCTTCACGCACTTCCTTTAACATCTTCTCAATGTTCGTAACCTTTTCATCGATACGAATAATCAAGTTATGATCTGATGAGTAATCTGATTTCAAGTCTTTCAAATCTTTTTCAGTTTGTTCGATTTTATTTTCCTGAACGCCTGAGATTTTGGCTGATGTTAACAATGCGCCACCAATACTTAAGAAAAGTGTGATGAAGCTGGCTATAACGAATTTTAGCCAGCCATTTAAACGAGTTTTATTATCTAAGTTTGTAATCATGTTCTTATGCCGGATTAATTATGAACCAATAGAATTCCTGTGGATCTGTTGTGCCTGTGTAACCCACTGTAAAACTTACACCATTAGAGATTGAATCGACGAATAATTCACCATCTGGAGTAGTTGTATGAGGCGTAAGAATAATGATGCTACCTGTTTTTGCTTTAGTTGTTGAAACAACACCACCACCAAGAGAAGTATAAGTGGATGTTCCGCAGATTTCATCGCCTGCATCGTTTGTGGCCAGGATTTCCCCTGCTTGTAATGAGGGGATTTGAACTATTCCGCTTGGTTGACAGGTAATGCGAGGTTCATTTGCCTGAAGAATATTAACTACTTCACCACCATCTGCTGTTACGGTTGAACCTATATCAATGGTATCTGTTTTAGAAAAAAGTAAACCAGCTTCATTTAAAATGATTTTATCACCTACGAATGAACTATCTGTTTCATCTATTTTTATTGTTGTGCCTAATTTTGAAGTTGCCATAATGTTTTATGATCCTTTGTAAAAAAAATGTAAGAGATTTATTGAACATGTTTGTTTAAATATTTAATAAGGTTTTTAAGAATCTTTGTATCATCATTGAAATGCCCTAAGCCTAAATTACATTTAGAACACAAAAGACCCCTAACTTTTCCTGTTTTATGACAATGATCGACTACGGCAATATTCGACGAATTGTATTCAACCGATATTGGAGAATTACAACCAAGGCATAAGCCGTGTTGTTGAGAATGCATTTCATAATATTGTTCTAAAGTGAGGTTAAATTTATTTTTTAATTGACAAGCTTTGTATTTTAATGGATCTTGTGTTCTTTTATTCTTTTCAATTTTTGTGCGACAAGTTTTGCACTGACTAAAAAGTCCAGTTTTATTTCGTTTGTCAGGACTAAAGTCATTAACAGATTTATTCTTCTTGCATTTACTACACTTTTTAAGGGTTAACATGATTTAAGCCTATTCCCAAATATCCCCTGTTATGTAATTATAAGAATATACTTTATCTGTGCCTAACCAAGTTAAATCAATGTTACCAATACAATTGACAACACGGTTTATTTTAACAGGATTTGTGATTTCAATGTTAACATCGTTTTGACAAATAAACCCGCAATTTGTGAACTGACATCCATTCAGAAGCAAGTTTACCTCACCACTTGCACCATTCGCGTGAAAAAGACAATCAGCGACATTCAAGTTGCGGAGTGTGTAACTTTCGTTGCTTTGTTGGAATTCTAGGTTCATGATTTTAGCGTCATAACCTGTCCAACTACCAGGTGAAACGATATCAAAACTGCCAAGAATACGAACACGACCTAAGCCTATAACACTACACCATCTAGGCAATAAGATGTCTTCTGAATAACCTGTGGAATGATGTGGCATAACAAAGATTTCCCAGCGTGAAGAAGCTGAAGGAGTTTGTGAGATTGCATAACTTATTGCAGATGAAATTGTTGTATAGATTTTGCCTGTAAAATTAGAAGCTTGTTTACTATCAACAATCAACCTGTTTGTGTTAATAGGAACACTATTACCACTAATTGCAGCGAAATTATCATAAACCCATTTCTTCCACACAAGAGAGTTGTCATAGCTAGGAACACCAACGATGTATTCTGTTGCATCAGTAGCCATAATAGGAGTAAAACTGTGTTCGTTTGCACCGGTCCACTTTTTATCGCCTGTATTACTGCCTGAAAGCTTACCAAAGTTATCTTCAATCCATTTACGAGGGACAAGAACATTATCAGGATCTGAAGCTGAATCTGGGTCATAAGGATCAAATGGTGGTTCATGTTCTTCATCTGGAACATATGTTAACCAATAAAACAATGTATCGCCTTGACGATCAACTCGGCCATAGGAATAACTATAAGAAGGCGGTTCATCGTTATCAGCATAAACATTGAAGATACCATAGCCATCTTGGAAAACATCATTAATCTTGATTCTGACCTGAATACCTTGTGGCTGAGAAGTTTCTGTTGGAGGATTATAGACTTCAACATCAAAACCCCAAAACATGTAATTACCATTGCCGTTATTGGCGAAGCCAGAGAAAGTAACTTCTGTTACATTATCACTTGCTTTCACGAATTTAAAATCTGTTTGAATTAAATCGGTAATGGGAATTAATTCACCACCGACTGCATCAATATCTGTTACTGTAAGGGAAAGTTTTTGCATACTCGATTGTATTATTTGATTTATTAAACTTGTAAAACTGTTAAGCGTGAATGAATTTGAAAACCTGTGTATTGTATTTCGTCCGGGTCAATCCAATTTGGGTCATCTATTAAATCTTTAGTAGTAAATTCAAGATTAACTAACCTATTGCCAACTGCTGAACTACCACCTTTTTTAATTCCCTGATCAAGCTCATCGCCTGTATAAACTACGATGAATGAACGCCTTGGAACATCAGCTCTTGGCGTAAGAACAAGTTTATAACCTGATTTATGATACCTGATAAGCTGTTGTATCTTCTTCATCGTTTCTTTGTTTGCATATTCTGTGTATGGTAAACGAAAAAGTATGGTGAAACCATAAACCTTTTGATAAAGAGTGTAATTCAACAATTCATGTTCGATTTTTCTATCTTGTATTGTTTCTGTGAAACCTTCTGAACCTGTAATTGGTAAAGAGATTGTATCTAAGAGAAAATGGTTACTGTCGTAAACTTTGAATACAGGATTTTTCCAGCCGTTAAGGAAGTTTGCCATAGTTCGTTATGTTTTTTTATTTGTAAGAGTTTCTTTCAATTGTAATTCAAGAGTGCTTGTTTTGTCTAAAAGATTTATCTTTAGTGAAACAGTTGTCCATTCACCTGCTAAACCTATTGGAGCGTTGTTGATGAATGTATATTTTTGTAAGGGGTTAGAGATTAAACCGTTGTAAGTTATACTGATTTTACGAGCTAGGTTGTTTGACCTGAATTTTTGAAAGTTGTTAAAGAAAACATCTGTATCAATATAATCCCAATAGGTCCAAGGATGATTGTTAACGAGTTTGAACATTGCCTGACCATAACAACCTTTAAACTGGATTTCATCTTCACCAGGATCATATGTGAATTCACGAGGAAATGTGATACCTCCGCTGTCTGTATCATAACCCCAAGCTGAACTGCCTGTATCACCTGCATCTATTCTTAAGATGTTGTTTTGAGACAATGAAAAGATGTTAGAGATATAGAAACCACCAAGATTTGCGCCTATCCATGCGTATCTAAAATTTGTTGAATCTTCATTGTAATATTTTTGTCCTCTAAAGTTGATATCTGGATTTACACCGGGTTGAATCAAATCCCAATCATCAGGAATATCTTTCCACCAACGGTCATAACGAACCGTAGGTGAGTTTGAAAACAGCTTTAATCGTGCACCATCCCAATGACCCCAACCCTGTTCATGAATAGGTAAACCGATAGAGAAATCACCATCAATAATCATGACATTTTCATACTGTGCAGCTTCGGGCTCTTTAAATAGTGTGTATTCAATAACATTCTGCCAATCAAGGTTAAAAGGAGTTTCAATTGGTGATCTGTTTTTGATGTAGAAATTGTTATCACTGAAATAGAAAATCCAACCCATGCTGTTGCACAATCTTCGTATAAAATCAAATCTGTTTTCGCCGTTAGCTCGAATTCTTTCATAACTACTTTTAATCCAACAGGTGTTATCAGGAAATTTACCGATATGATTAACTCGTTTACCAAGAAATGGATTTTTGATGATATACCATTCAGATACATCATCTTCGAGAATGAAGTTAACACCTGTGCCGTTGAAAGTTTGGTTTACTAAAGATTGAAGGCTGCATCTCCATCTTGGAAAACTATCACGAAGTAGGATGTTGCTTGGATTAACCTGTTCCCAAATTAATTCAGTATCATTATGCAGAAGTTCTTTATTTTTGAACCATGCTTTAAATTCTTTTAGAAAACCTAATGCTGTAACTTCTATAACCTGTGAGTCTTCTTCAGGTGCAAATGTTTCACGAATCAGTTCCTGTGATACAATACCTTTATGAATAGATTGACCTGAAGATATTTCTTTTATTTCAATGATATATTTTTCGTAACTGGTATTTCTGTATAAACCAAAGAAATCAACAAGGTAATCATTATTTACTATGCCGGAGAGCTTGTAACGAACATCGCTTTCTTCGAAGTAAAGATTTGATTTACCATCTTCTTCATCAGTTGTATCAAGATTCCATGTTATATCCGATATTTCAACGAGATAAGGTTTTAAATCAATTATAAGAGTTTGAAGTGGCTGAACATCAGAAAAAATGTTAACATCTTCTAATTGAGTGCTTGAAGCCCAAACCATACGAGTGCAAAGAATTGTATATTTGTCTAAGGGAAAACTCATAAATTTTTAAACTACTTTCTTTAATCGTTTAAATTGCTGATACTTAGGTGAATTAACTCTCATAAATGTTAAACCATCCATATTAGCTGAAATATAGATTGGCTGTTGAAGATTTGATGTATTGACATAACCACCACTTGAATAAGCTAAACTTGGGATAGAAGTGTTACCGCCATTGATCATTTCAAGCAATGGATAAAATCGTGATGTAGCTTCTTTGTTAATAACGAATTCCCCACGATGAACTATACCAGCGGGTTCGTATTTACTACCATCACCTGTATAACCGCCATCTGCAAAAAGACTGAATAGTTTAAAAGCTGTTCCTATTGCATTTATAGCCTGAATTATTGCAACGATTGACTGAACAATTGCTAATGCGTCATTCAAACCATTAACTAATTTACCTACGAATGTATCTGCACCTACATTAAGGATATTCATGATGTTTGATACTTCTGAGAAGACTGTAGAGAAACCACCAATGATTGTTAAAGCAACTTCTTCAAGAAATTCTTTCTTCATCTTCTTAGATGCCTTTTTAAATTCTTTATCTGTTTGCTTGTCAATTTCATAAAGAAGTTTTAAACGATCTCTATAAGCCTCGTTATTTTCCTTTTCATTTGCAACGATCGAATTTATTTCGTTATTTATTTTTACAAGATATTTTTCCTGTTGTTTAACCTGTTCTACTGCTTTATCAATATCTTCCGAAGGAGCTTGAATAAGCGTTAACGCAATAAGGTTAGCTCTTAACTTTTCAAGTTTTTCTTCTTCAGAGTTTAAATAAACACCTAAGGTTGATTCTGCAATATTTTGAAATTGTATTTCAAGTTGTGACTTAAGTGATGTGATATTGTTTTTAAACTCAATATACCTGCTATTAAGCTCCTGAAAACTTTTTGTAGCATTATCTGAATTCATCAGGAATAAATCTTTTTTAATATCAAAAGTAGAAGAATCGATTTTATCTACAACTTTAATAGTATCAATGATAACCTGTTTTTGTTTATCAATATTCTCTTTAATCTCTTTTGAAAGATTTTCCTGTATTTTTAATTGTTCTTCTTTAAGCTTATTCTGCTGTTCATGAAGCTTAGTTAAATCTTCTTCTTCAGTTATTGTTTCTTTTAATTTATCAATTTGTTTTGATTGAAGGAGTAAAAGTTGATATTTATCAGCAATAGTTTTTTCACCGTAACGAATCAATAAATCAATATTATTTAATTCCTGATTTTGTTCATCAATTAAGTCTTTTGCTAAATCGACTTCTTCTTTTTTCAGTTCGTTTTTATTTGAAGAATGACTTACAGATGATTTTTCATTTGCATTAATAATCTTACCATTTTTTGCTGTTTCTTCCTGTGCAAAAGATATTAAGCCGTATTGTCTGGCCATCTTCTCAAGGTCTTCAGTTGATTTACCGGTCAAATAGCTTAATGACTTTAAATCCTGAGTAAAATTACCACTGGATAAATTACGAATACTTGAAAAAGAAGATTTTATATCCGGTAAAGAAATCTGAAGATTTGCACCGCCTGCAATTGTTCCGAATAACTCATCAAAACCAGATTTAAGAAGCTGTAGTTGTGAATTCACAAAAGGAACATTGTTTGTAAAACCTATGATGTTATCAGCAAGATTACTGATTAACGGAATACCTGTATCAATCGCATTATTCCATCCATCGATTATATGATTCAATGCTTCCCAGGCTGTGCCTACACCGGTTACTGCATTAACGACTTCACCACCAAACCTATCTTTAAGATTACCTGCAATGACCCAAAGATTTTCATGCTTATCTGCTGAATCTTTGACTTTACCTGTTGCATCTTCATAAGTCTGACCACTTGCTTTAATGATTGCTTCTAACCTGAGTTGCTGTTGTGTTTCTAAATCAAGCTGATTGAATTCATTACCATAAGCTTTAGATAAATCATCGAGAATAGTTTTATATTCAGCTTTTGAAATACCTAAGCTTTTTAAACCTTTTTCATTACCTTGTGTTGCCAGGATTACTTTCTGAAAACCTTCTTCAACTGATGTGCCGTATTTATCTGCGGCATCTTCAGCTAATGAGAAAAGGATTGTTTGTTCGCGTAACCCTACGCCTAAATCACTCGCTTGATTGGAAAGTTTTATTAAATCAGCATCTAGAACAGTTCCTGCTGTTGCTTTCCTGAAATCTTCAAGTGTTTGTTCAGCAAGTTCGAGATTACCACTGAATTGCTTTCCAAAGTTTTCAGAAAGGACTTCAAATCTTGCTGAATTAACTGAAAGCTCATACATCTTTTTCGAGATTTCAACAATACCAGCTGCAATTAAACCTTGTGTGATTGCTTGTGTATTTGAAACAAATGTTTTGAAGCTGTTAGATGTATTCGTTGTATCAGATGAAAGCCCTTTAAATTCACGGCTTAAACCTTTAATCTCACCGGATAATGCACCTGCACGAGTTTGAAGATTACGATATTCATCTGAACCTCTTTTACCATCTTTCACTAACTGGTCCATCTGAGACTGAACAGATTTCAGTTCAGATTTAAGGTCTGATAAACCTTTTCCATCTGAAGATGTTGTGATGCGGATATTTAACTGTTTTTCTGCCATGTGTAAGGGTTGATTGTTTTAAAGAGTTTTGTATCTTTATTTTTCTTCTGTTATGATTTCATCTATTCTTTTTGATACACTTTCACTGATACCAAAAAACGGACGAGCTTGCATTCTTTGAGTTCCAAAATGTAAGTAACTTGCTATTTCAGAGCGATTACTTGAAATGAATACTTCATAAATATTGTCAGATATTTGAGTCAGTGTTACACTATTTAACAATTGACCTGTTTGAAACAGTGGACGAGAAGAACCTTTCTTCTTAACAGTTGACGGTTTCAAGGGTGCAACTGAACCACCTGAATATTTCTGAGCAGTCGATATATTCTTTTCGATACCTTCTTTAACTGCCTCGGCAATCCTTTTTAACTGACTGGGATTAATTGTTGTGAATTCTTCGATTTCCTGAATTGATTCATTAATCCACTCGTTGTTGCTGGTGAATGATTTACCTTCAACGGATATTTTTAGTTCTGTATTAAACATACACCCAGTTTATAATTCAATTTGTAAGGTTTACTTTCATTGCTCAAAAAGAATACAGCTTTAACAGGAATAATCTCGTTTATACCGGATAAGGTAGCAAACGATAATGATGTTTTTGAATACAAGTGAGAATCAACGATTATGAAATCTGATTTATTCCTGTATTTACTTTCAAGAAACGATTGTAGTTTATTTAGTTGTGCTTTGGAATCTTTTGTTTGCAACATATTCTAGATATCTTTCATATTTTTGGAATGAAACGAATTCAATGTAATCTGTTATATCAAAACAGGTTTCTATCTTACTTCTTTTTGTTATATCGCCGTTACAAAGTTTGAATATCATAAACTCTATTTCGACTGCTGAAACATCTGTAGGTAAAGTTATATCGGAAATATCGGGTTCTTCGGGATTTGAGTATTCAGAAAAAAGTTGTATTACTTGATTGCAGTATTCTTCAGATTCACGGATTTCTGAAAAAAAAATTCGAAGACTTCAAACAAGAAATTTAGATAAGAAGCATATTCGCTTTCCGTTTCAGGATTATGATTAACGATTGAAGCATTTTCAAAAACGATATCGCAAAGTGTTTTAGCATTTTTATCGGAGGGCATTCCATCGTTATCAGTTGTTAGAAACAGTTCTCTTGCGATTTCTTTTCTTTCGTTCAATTCCTGTGCTTTAACTAAGTATTCAGGATTATCTGTCAAGATTTCAGATAAAGCGTTGTTAATAACAGATGTGTTGTTTGTATTAGAAGCTGTTACGATCTTACCCATAGCTTTTTTATCACTGAATAAGAATTTTTGAATTTCAGCTTGAACATCCTGAATATATTGTTTTTCATATTCACGATACTCAGTTATTAAAGTAATAGCTTTTACTCTGTAAGGTTTAAAGCTTTTTTTTCTTAATGTTAAAGGTTTACCTTTGTATTTGAATACTTTTTCTTTTTTATCCATCGTTATTTCTTCGTTATTTTAAAGTGCAGGCCCTGGGAAACCTGCACTTATAAGGGTTTTGAATGATTAAGCTACACTTGTTTCAACGATTTGATAAAAATCATTAGCCGCAATGGTTACTTCTGCTGTTGCATAAGCACCCCACGCAGTTAAATCAGTTGTATCAATTGTTACGGCTGAAGCCAGTTTTGAAGATTTGTATTCAAAAGGAATACGACCACCTGAGAATTTAAGATTAATCTGAGGAGTAATTTTCCCAACACCAAAGAAGATTTCTTGGTGTTTACCATCTACAATACCATTGTATTTATAGAGAGCATAGAATTTACCACGAACTTCTTTTGCTAGAGCGATTACTTCAGAATCAGATTGCATCAAAGTTGCTTTTACGGAGATTTCTCTGTCGCCTTCTTCCTGTGTAACTGTTGCACCTGTTTCATCTTTTACATCTGTAAGAGGAGTTTGATCGTTAAATTCAGAATCCTGAATGTAACCAATATCAACTACTGAAGCAGCCGGAGACAAATCAGTTCCATCTTCCTGAACCTGTTTTACTTTTATGATACCGCCACCATGTGAATGGATAGCGCCTTTATCACGAGTTATTGATAATGCCATTGTTTGATTTTATTTATAAGGGTTATTAAAAATTGTTTATTTAAGAGTTATAAGCCGAAATAATCTTTATGATATTGGTAGAGACTTTTAACTTCATCGGTTGTTAAAGTCTTTGTCCAAAAAGCAGTTTCAAAGAAATGCCCAGTAAATTTACCATTTGCATCACCAGTGTTATACATACTTCCTATATTTACATATGACCCAACTTGGTTAGGAAATGAAAGTGGAGTTCTTGTAATTTCAGATATTTTATGTCCATCTAAATATGTTATATGATTTGTTCCATTTTTAACTACAATTACTTGATGTGGAATATTTAAAGAAAATGGTATTTGAACGCATTCAGCATTGAAGTTTGGATAAGCTAAATGATAGCCCATTGGTCCAGTATTAACACCACGCGTGAAAGCCCATTGAGAACCATAGTTAGTATTTGATCTTGTGAAAGGGACAAAATACCCATCTGATGTGGCAAACTTTGTTCCATCCGACATAAAAGTGAACATAAAAGAACCTTGACTTACATCAGTCCAATCATATTTTAAAGTTGAATCATTATAGGATAATGTTTCACCTGCACCTGCCCAGTTAGGATTGAAATAAACTGATTGAATTCCATTATAGGCATTTGCAAATAATACAGGTCTTCTTGTTGAAGTCGCTTGTGTAAAATTACTACCACCAGAGCTTTGATCTGCCCAAGTTGATACTCTACTAGATGTTAATGTTATACCTAAATCACTTCTTAACCAAAGATTGTTGTTTGAAATTTGGTTTGGGTTTAAAGGAATAATTGAAGTATCATTAATCGTATAACTCCATTGATTTGACCAATCTGAAAAGATGTTGCCTGTTTTTGCACGAACTTGCCATTTAATCGTATCACCATCTGCAAAAGATATATCATCAGGGATGGTAAATGATGTGTTGATTAAGTTATCCTGGTCTATCACTAAAACATCGTTATTATCATACACACGAATATGATAGAGCTGTGCATCTGTGACTGAATTCCAATTCAACGCTTGAAAAAGACTTCCTTCTGAATAATTGTTAACAGGAGATGATAAAACCGGTGCAGATAAAACGATTTCTGTAGCCGGGTTATACCAATCGATGTATTCAATCTTAAGAAGCAAACCAAATGAAGCAATGTTGTTAGTGTATGCCAGATAAGGGTTTGTTTCTTTAATATCATAACCTTGAATGTATTCGATATCAAGAAGATTACTTACAACTGAGAATGAAAGATTCTCGTCTTTATTGAAATACCTCTTTAAATCACTAATCAAAGATTCAACTGATGTAGTAACATCATTTGTCTGCACATAACCCAGAATAACAACATCTAGGGTATACAAGCCTTCCTGATAACCTTCAATTTGACCTTGTAATACCTCTGAACCTAGTTGAATGCTTAATACAGGATAAGAGTTGATTGTTGAAGTGTTGATCAAGTTTTTATGAACGCCAACAACTGTGTTATCATAACCATTAGATACGGTGATGTTTTGTAAGCCGTTATATAAGTTATCAAGGATGTTTTGTCGTAAGGTCATTATGGATTTAAGAGTTTATATTTACTTAAGATTGTTTTCCATTCAACATCTTTAAAGGTTGTGGATTCACCGGTTGCACTGTTGATGTTATCTGATGACTTTCCTAATCTGGAATGTCCGCTTAAAGCTGAGTTGTAAAACCTTGTTGAAGCAAGTTCGAGGATTACCATCTTGATATCTTCAGGGACTGTATTACTATCGAAACCTGCTTGGTAAATGATTTCAATGTTTTTGCAACCATAAAAGAAGAAATAACCTTTAAGCAACTTAATACTGTTTGTCTGGGAAAGAATTAAAACGGAGTTTGCAGGTGTATCACCTGTTGAAAAAATATCTTCAAATGCATCATATTCGTTGAAATATTTAACTGATGTTATTTCAATAATGGGATAGTTACGAAGATAAATGAGGTTCCTGTTATTGCCGTTAATGTATTCGGTATAATCATCTAATGTTATTGTACGATTTAGATAATCTTCTATTTCTTTTACAGAAGAATCGATACATAACTGCAAGAATGTGTCTTTGCTGTTGTCGGTTATGTTCAGGTAATTCTTTAATGTTGTTAGGGTTATCATTGGCTTTGTTTAAAAGTTTGTCCAACTTTTTGTTTCTATATTTAAGCATAATTTAAATAGGAGCCAGGTAAGGGTCTGGCTCCATATTAATTGTTTAGATTTTATGATTAAGCTGCTGCACTTCTTAAAATACTGAAGGCTGTCGGCTGAACTATTTGAATATCCAGACTTTCCTCAAATCTGAATGCAAGTAAATTCTTTTCAAACAGTGAATTGCCTTCGATTGTAGCCTGATCAGCAACATCAATTCTCATATCTTCTCTGTTAGCTAAAGTAGAATATTTCAGATTTCCGAAAACGATATAAGGAGTATCAACTGCTGTAACTGAATCAGCTGTCATAGCATCTGTTAATCTAACAGGATAACCTAACAATGATGGTGCATTCATATCAGGAACTGTAGAGAATATCAGTCTATCGCTTGCATCTTCTAATGAAAGGATGTTATCAAATACACTTCTATGCATATACCAAGCTGAACCTTGTGTTGCAACTGAAGGAATACCTGTAATCATTTCTAAAAGTTTTGCATAGGTTAATGAAGCTGCTAATGTTCCGGATAAAACAACTTCGTTTGTTCCTGAAGCATTAGTTAAACCAGTGATAGGTGAACCTGAACCAGTGAAACCTGCTTCATCTTCTGCTTTTGCAAAAGAATTAGCTGCTATTTCAGCTAAGAAAGAAACAAGATCAATTCCGCTATCCTGAAGTAATTCACGAGATACAGGAGAGATTTTTGCAAGAGTATGTCTTGTAAATGTTACCTGATCAAAGGTGTTGTTGGCTACTGATTTAGCAGTGTTTTCATTTACCCATGAAGCTGTTGCCTGTGATAAAAGTCGTGGCATTGTCATGGTTTTACTGTTCATGTTTATAACAGTAGCGAACTTACGGAATAGACCGTAATCTTTGAGAAGTGTTGATACCTGATTCATAAATTCAACAGGAACAAGATATCCACCTTGTGCAGAGTTGCCTTCAAGGTTGTAAGCTTTCTGCATTACGCCTGAAAGGAACTTTTTGAATTTAGTGTTTTTAGCTTCAAGAGGTGAAAGGTTTTCAGTTGGAACATCTTCAGCACCCGGAAGTTTAGCATGTTTTACATCGATTTTATCAATGCCTGATGCTTTGATTGCTTCATCAACTGTGGAAGTAATTATTGTTCTAAATTCTTCCATGTTTATATTTTCTAAGGACATTTTCTAAATAAGAGTTAGTTAATAAATAAATAAATAAATAATTTTTGTTTGTTCGGCTTATACTTTTAAAGCATTTCTAACTGCTCCAGCGACTGTGTTTCTTACAAAGTCTTTCAAGTGATCAACTTGAATAGATTTCATAAATTCTATTTCGCCTGCAATCTCTGAAATACGATTATCAAAGTCTGATTTATAGTTTGCGAGAATTTCGTTTACATCATCTTGTTTAAGAGTTGTGATTTCGGATTGTAAGTTCTTAATCTGAGTTTCAAGATCTGAAATGATGTATTCAGATAAGAAATGATTCTTCAATTCGTTTGACTTTAAACCTTTTACAAATGATAAGTTTAAAGCAGAAGGATTAGCAGGAACTGATACTGCACTGTATTCAAGAAGTTCTATACTGTTATAAGTGTATGTTCCATCTTCAAGATAATTTCCCGGTTCTAATTCACGATAACCAATTGACCAGGCGTTTAAGAAACCATCTTTATAAAGGTGAAAAATTTCATCGCCTAATGGTGTTTTGGCAAATTGGGTTTTGGATAAATAACCATAACCTGTGTTATCTACTTTACCCCAAAGACTTTTTCCTATAACGAAATCGTAGTTATGTGAAAACAGAACTACAGGATTTTTCTTGTAATTGGTGTCGTTGATTACAGCGGGAGAAATAACTTCATTTGTTCTATCTTTATCGATTGTAGAGATATAATGAACAATTGTGCGGTCATTATCATTAACTTCCGCGTCAACTTGAGTAAACTCTTTGTATTTTGTGTTTTGTAAGGGTTCCATCTGTCTGTTATAATTAGTTTGTAGTTGATGTTGTGTTAGCTAAAGGTTCCCATCCGAATTCCTGACGAACTTCATCAACAGTTACCACACCATGATCAAGCAGCATTTTGTAAAATTCGATTTCGTTCTCTTCTTCAATTGGATATTCAAACTGGACAGAAAACTCAGCACCGTAATAAGTTCTAAGAAGTTTGTTCAATCCGTTCTGGATGAATTTGCTAAATGGCTCAATTGTGTATTTAATGAAAATTGTTTTTGCTGCTTCTGCATTAGCACGATTTACATCAGTTGTAATTCCAAGTATAGCTTTTGAAACACGAAGCTTGCCAAGAATTTCATCACGAAGTTCTATCCTGCTGTTTATGAAATCTACTTCTTTTGGATTGTTGTTAAAAGTTTCGATTTTCAAACCATTATCAAGAAGTGCTACACGGTTTGCATTGGTTGGACCTGAATAGTTAGATTGCCACATATCTAACATTCGATTAAAAGCTTCTTCGGAAAGTTGTTGATCTGTTTGCAAAGCTAAACCAACTGAACCGTTATTGCTGTAGAATGCTTTTTGATACTGTTGTTGGAAGTTGTCAATATCTATTGCAAACTTACAAGATTGTATTGTTGGTGTTCCCAGAAAACTATTTGCAAGTGAAGGAAGTTTAAAATGGATTACTTCTTCTGTTGAATAAACGATGTTGTTTTTGCCGACTGATTTATAGTTATAACCTGTTACTGATGTTTTATCCTGACTATAGATAAGAGATACATTAGCTGTAGGAAGTAATACCATCTGGGCCGGTTTATTGTTCTTACTTGGAGCAACATATAAGTAAGCATTGCCATAAACATCTAGATTAAGCGATAACAGGTAGATGATATCATAAAAACTTTGGTCATAAATGTTGGTTGTATTAATCAGGTCAAGAAATGGATGATTGTTGTTGATTTCTTTTACTTCACCATTCTTCATTTTTTGATAAAGGTAAACCTTTGCGGTTGCAATGTTTTCTGCTCTGCACTGAATGCCTGTATAAACCCAGCTATTAGTTAGGTTAGATGAATCGGTATGATTATTGTTTAAAAGACTAACCCAGTTACCAGAATTGTAAGATTTGGATGGTGAGTTATCTTTGCTGAATAATTTGCGTAAGGGTTCAAAAATTTTCATAATTATTTTTTTGTGACTAGCCTATAAATCTAATTTGGGGAATTTTTTCTTCTGTGGTTGCTGCATCAAGTGCTAACATTAAAGCAAAGGCACGGTCTGAGTGTCCGCTGTTATTTCTTTCTGCTACGAATGATACTGTGTTGTTTGTGTTAACGATTTTCTTTACACCATGAACATCTGCAATCAGTTGAGCATCATCAGGTATACGAAGAAGATCCTGTTCCATAACTTTTTTAAGGTTTGTTGCAAGCTGAATTTTATAACTCGGATTCATCGATATACCTTTTATAAAAAAGAATTCACGCTCAAGGTCTTCTGCTAATTGATAACCTACTGAACCTTTATCTATCAGGACTCTTTCAGGTTTTGCTTTGGCGATTATGCCTTCAATGATGTTTTTTTGTTCAACAAAAGATGTGTCTTTAAGATTTACGATATCTGTGATATGGAATGAACCAAATTCATCAAGTGTTATAGTTATGATAGATGTTAAATCATGTGTCCTACCGACATCGATACCGAGAAACTTCTTTCCTGTAATTTCTTTATCAGGGTCATAATCATAGATACATCTTTTGATTAAACCGTATGGATAGTAAGCTGTGTTTTCATCGACGAATTCACATTCATAGTTCTCTTTAAAACCATCTGCATCAATGTTGTTTATGAGTGATTGAAGATCTATCTTCAGTCCCTGGGTTATTGCTTTATGAATATCAACTTGATGTCTGCTATAATCAGGGTAAGCACGAGTATCACTAAAGATTTTGTAAAACATGTTTGACTGCCCGAATGGGCGTGAAACTATTTTGATGTTATAACCCCATGTTATAGTAGGAAAAAGTGAACGATAAATCTGTGTATCATCTTCATGCAAAGCAAATTCATCTAGATAGATGTTTCCTGAAAAACCCTCACCTGTTACTGCTTTACTGGTTAAAGAACGAACATCAATGTTGTTAATGACACATTCTGTTTTAGTTTTATTAGTAAAAGGGATTGTTATCCCAGCTTCAGAAAAATAATCACACCATTTATAGAACTTGTTTAACAGATGGACTGATTGTCGTTCCGACCTTGAAATGAAATAAACAGGTTTGTTGTGCAGAACATCAAGTAAACCTTCCAAAGCTATCACGGTAGAAAAACCTATCTGTCGTGATTTATTAACGATTTTGAAACGGTTTTGATCAAGAATCCATTCGCGTTGATAAGGAAAGAGAATTTTATCAAAGATGTATTCAAGGACTGTCTGAATCGGCTGCTTTTCAGGTCTACCGCGGCGTTTTTTGCTTTCGAGGATAATCATTTCTTATCAGGAGGTGGAAAGAAACGATTCGTAAGTTTATCCAAAGTATCTTTATCTAGCTTTGTCTCAGCTTGTGAGGACTTCTCATCGTTCCAACCACCAATATGTTTTAAAAGGGCTTGAATACCTGTTGTAGCAAACTTTTTACTCGTAAGCATCTCTGTCATCTTGACTTCCTGAATATCCTGTGCTAATTCAAATAGGGATTTAACCGGGTCTTGTGATGTGTATTGAAGAAAAAGTTTGAAAGAAACCTGTTTTTCAGTAAAAAACTTCTTAATTAGGTAGTTTTCTTCAGTCTGTAACCAAGTCAGGAGGTCTTTAGCGAGTTGTTCTGCTTTTGATTTATTAAGGGTATATGTCATTGTATATAAGGGTTATAATATTTGACAACGAATTATGCAAATGAAAAATGAAAGTTTTTTGTATATTTGTATTCTGAAATTATTTCTAAAAGCATGAATAAACGGGAAGAAGTTAAAGAACAAAAAGGATTATTAAATGCAAAGGATTTGTGGATATATACTTTATTTTCTGAACAACAAGCGGAAAAATTATTAGTGTTATTTGGCGAAAGGAAGGAAGCGGAGAAAGTAGTTTATTCAGTTAAACTTTATAATGATGAGAATATGGAAAGATATAAAAAGTTTAGACGAGAACTATTAGAGATGGAATTGAGATTTTTAGATACTGAATTAAAAAGATTAAGTGAGTAATACCAAGTTTTTGCATTGTAAAAAGTTGTTTAAAGTAGTAACTTTACATTAGTTTATTAACCAATGTGTGATTATTCTGTTGGTTTGATTGACTCGATTTAAAAAGTGTTTCGTTCCCAAACTTTCACAGTGGAAACACGGGTTCGAATCCCGTTGGGAGCGCGAAAAGCCTCAAAATTTTAAAATTTTGAGGCTTTTTTATAACTAATATTACATGGAAAAACTACAATTATTCATAGTTTTACTCGGCGGATACAACAAAGGCGACCTCTTGGAATCGCATAACCTCTTTATTGGTGTTGGCACAACAATTGAATCACTCAAGACACAAATGAAAAAGTCATGGCCGGCTGCAACACACCTGGATGCTTACATGGTCTTAAATCATGTTGATGGTTATGATATCAATATCAAAGTTGGCGCTGCGCCGAGAAATGCTTCTAAAGAGTTCCCCATGCTGGTGATAGGCAATATCGGCTATTACAAAGAGGGACATTTCACGGAATTCCATAAATTAATGCCCTTCGTTTTGAAAGACTCTGCCGACAGCATTAACGAAAAGCTGAAACGTGACCCGGATTTTTCCGAAGGGCAATCACTCACCGAAGCTGCGCGCTCGCATCTTGATGATAAACACGTAATTTCAGCTTTTGATGTTGACGATGTAATAAACGTGCAGGATAGTATCCACGGATATATAATAGAACTCATTCCATCCGGTGCTAAAAAAGAAAATATTCTGAAACTTGGCTACCAGTTCACTGACCTGAAGAAGATGTAA